ATAAAGAGATTAGAACTTACAAGAGGTTCTTCTCCCATAAACCTAAACCGATTAATACCAGTATCCCCATAAAGGCATTCGAAAATGAAACTCAAATTTTCAGAATATGTAGACTTAAAAGACTACAAAGCATATCAGCTTATAGAGAAACAAATTCTCTACAACAAAGGCGCAAAGTATGGGCAGATTGTATTTCTTGCTGGTGGTGCGGCGTCTGGTAAAAGTTTTGCTGTTCAACATTTTATGCAAGGATCAGAATTTAAAGTGCGTGACGTTGATAAATTGAAAATTGCATTTCAAAAGTTAGATGAACTTGGTAAATTCACGACTCAAGATTTGCTAGACAAGTATGGCGACAAGATTTCTGAAAAAGACAAAGAACTTATTCAAAAAGAATTGATTGACAAGAATCTGAAGATGGGTGACTTGAATCTTAAAACTCCAACGCATGTATACATTCTACACGTACTTGTTCGTGCTACTGGTTCAAAAGACAAGACATTAGAGTTGATGCTTGCTGGCGCTGAAAAAGGGCAATTACCAAACATCATATTTGACAGTACCTTCAAAGAAGTTTCTGACATGACAGATGTTTTGCCGAAACTGTTTGCCGCTGGATATGAACCAAAGAACATTCACGTATCTTGGGTTCTGCAAAATTATCAAATTGCAATAGAAAATAACAAAACTCGCCCTAGAGTTGTGCCAGAAGATATTTTGCTTTCGACTCATGTGGGTGCCGCCCGCACCGTGTATGATTTGGTAACAAAATCTATGCCACCATCTGTTCAGGGCGGTATTTATGTCATTCTAAATAATCCAGAGAATACAATTTATATACTTGACCCAAAAACAAATAAACCATACAGAGACAAGAGAGATAATCCTGTTATTAAAGACTTCAAATACTTGACGCTTAAAGAACCAGGAAAGCCTACAAAGACAGAACTTGATGTGAAAAAACAATTACTCACTTGGATCAGAGACAATGTTCCTCCAGGTTCAGTAGACACATCAGAGTTAGACAAGCTATGAAAAAATTTAAACATTTTATACAAGGCACTACTGTTTCACAAGAAGAGTGGGAAGAAGATGTTTACGGTCCAGAATTAATTGAAACACTTAAGCAAGTAGATGGCAGATGGGCGTTAGTTTCTAAGAAGACTGGTAGACCTTTGCGCTACTACAAAGGTGAAGGTAAGCCATCAGACGAATGGATTGCTCAACAAGAAAAAGAAATTCAGTACTTTAAGAACATGGGATAATTGATGAGAAACTTTATTGGTCAAGATGGATTTGTTTGGTGGATTGGAATTGTTGAAGATATTGACGATCCATTGACGCTTGGCAGATGCAAAGTGAGATGCTTTGGATATCATCCAGCAAAGTCAACTAATTTAGTTCCGACTGCCGATTTACCTTGGGCACTATCTATTCACCCCTTAAATACTCCTAATCTATATGGAACTCCTAGACTTGGTGATTGGGTCTTTGGATTTTTCTTAGACTCATTGTCTGCACAAGAACCAGCAATCTTAGGATATCTTCCAGCAATTCCAGAAGCGGCTTCAGAATACTTTGGTACTGCATCAAGTTTAACAAGAAACTTTGCAAGTGTTATTGATAAAAATGATGTTTTGTGGGAAGTAAACAATGCTAAGATTAGAATAGCAAATACAAGCAATGTAACAATACAATCTTCAAACACCATTACTATTAATGGCAATGATTTTTCAATTGTGTCTTCTAACAATAGTGTTATAACTTCAACTAAAAATTTAACGTTGAACGGAAGCAATAATTTAATCTTTTCCGATAGTGCAAATACCACTACACTCAATGCATTGCTTTTGAGAATATCAACGATTGAAGATAGATTGAATACTCCAACGACTGCACTGGTGCCTAATACAGCAATCACAGTCATAACAGATATCTAAAATCATAGGCTACACAGTAGTATAGCACTATGTCAAGCAAATGTCAACATTTTATAAGGAAATAATAATGACGAATCACGAAAACTTAGTAAATTTATTTGATGCATATCTTGCAGAGAACGATAAATTTCAAAGCAAAGGCAATAAAGCCGCAGGAACTAGAGCAAGAAAAGCATTAGCAGAACTTAGCAAAGCAACAAAAGAACGTAGAAAAGAAATTCAAGACGCTAAAACGGCAGAACAACCAACATAAATAAAAGAAAAAAATGGCAGATATCGCATTCTACAAAGACTTAGGTTTAGATTTCACCCCACATCCGGTGACGGGAGACGTTCGCCCTATAACAAATGAAGTTTCGATTAGAAGGTCTATAATGAACCTTATAAAAACCAAAAAAGGAAGTAGACCATTTAATCCTACATATGGATGCGATATCTCCAGTTATCTGTTTAGTTATGATCCTGGATTTTCAGAATATAACATAAAAGAAGAATTGGCTAGAGCAATAACTCAGTTTGAACCTAGGGTTGTAGTGCAAGGAGTTGAACTTGCTTTTAGTGATGGTGGTGCTGGTATGGACATAAGAATCCAATATGTAATACGAAATGTTAATACACTTGACACTTTAGATGCAACAATAACAAGGACGGCATAATGGCCATAGATAACAATCTAAAAATCGATGAACTTAGTTTTGATGGAATTAAATCTAATTTTAAAAACTATTTAAAATCTCAAGACCAGTTTAGAGATTATAATTTTGATGGTGCAGGCATTTCTGTATTGCTAGACCTGCTTGCCTACAATACATACTACAACTCTTTCTACCTTAACATGGTAGCATCCGAATCTTTTCTCTCTACTGCACAAAAAAGAAATTCAGTTGTCAACTTAGCCAAGTCTTTAAACTATACACCAAGATCAACTACGTCTGCAAGCATCACAGGTACAGTTGCTTTAACTGTTACTGGTAGTCCAGCGTCAGTTTTAATTCCTGCATATACAGAATTTTCAGGAACTATTGAAGGAAAAACTTATACATTTTCTAACGTTGAGTCAAAAACAATTTTCAATAGTTCTGGTGTTTATTCTGGAAGCCTTTTTCTAAAAGAAGGACAACTAATCAAGACAAGATATACAGTACTGACTTCAGATGCCGAACAGAAATTTTTAATACCTAATGCAAATATTGATACGTCAACATTAACTGTTTCGGTATTAAATTCTTCTTCAGATAGCACATCAAGAACATTTGTTCCGGCTGAAAATTTAGTAGAATTAAGCATTACATCTCAAATATATTTTATAGAAGAAGTTGAAGATGGTCAGTATCAAGTCAAATTTGGTGATGGTACATTTGGTATTGCATTAGACGATGGTAATGTTGTTGTATTGAGTTATCTTGTTTCCAATGGAACTTTAGCGAATGATATTAATGCATTAACATATTTCGATACAATCACAAACGTCACAGCCGCAACTTTTACCGCAGCCGATCCTGCAACTGGCGGTGCAGATAGAGAAACAGTTTCTCAGATTAAATTCAACGCACCAAAAATGTATGAAGCGCAAAATCGTGCAGTAACTGCCGATGACTATAAAGCATTGTTATTAAAACAATCTACTGTAGACTCTGTTGTTGTTTGGGGTGGAGAAGACAATGATCCACCAACTTATGGTAAAGTTTACGTTGCAATTAAACCAACAACTGGTGAAGTTTTAACGCCAACAGAAAAGAAAAACTTAATTAATTCAGTAATTAATCCTAAAAAGATTTTAACAATCTCAACTGAAATTGTTGATCCGGAATATTTGTACATCATCATAGACTCTACTGTTAAGTACGAAGCAAATAAAACTATTTTATCCTCTGATGATTTAATTGATTTAGTTACAAGTACAATACAATCTTACAACACAGATGAGATAAATCAATTTGGAAAATATTTTAGATATTCTAAATTATCACGTTTGATTGATATGTCTGAAGCATCTATATTGAATAATGACACTTCAACGCTAATGAGAAAAGAACTAAACGTCCAGTTGAATGTTCCGACAAAATATGAAATTAACTTTTCAAACGCAATTGATGCAACTACAAATGATAGACCATCAACCCATCCGTTTGGTGTAGGAAATAAAATTTATTCTAATGTGTTTAGCTATGCTGGATATAACGATTGTAAAATTGAAGAAAACGATGGTATCATTAGAATATATCGAACAGAAAAAAATGAAAACATCGGCGTATTATTGAATGCTGGAACTGTTAATTATACAACAGGAAAAGTAATTTTAAATAGTTTTACGCCAACTGCGTTTGCTGATGGTGGTAATACGTTGAAGTTAACTGCATCTCCAGCAGAAAAAGATATTTTACCTTTAAGAAATCAAATTCTTTCTATTCGTTCAGCAGACATAACTGTGAATATGATAGATGACAAATCAATCAGTCTTGTAAATAGATAAAAGATGGACAATAATACATTTAATCCCGCATTAGGGATAAGTAATTTTTTCCCTGATGATGTTGCATCGGAAAATTTTTTACTATTCTTAAAAGCATATTATGAGTGGTTGCAGACCACAAAAATATCATTTTCTAGTATCACTGGCACTTTTGTTCGTGATGAAATTGTTATTGGTTCCACTTCTAAATCAACTGGCGTCATTAAAGAAGTTAGTACAGATGGAAGCGTAGTAATAAAATCAACATCTACAGTATCATTCGATAGATACGAAAATATTGTTGGTCAAACTTCTGGTGCAATTGGTACCGTATCTCAAGTAAAAGATAACGTTGTTAGAAAAACTGGAAAATTAATTGACTATAGAACAATTGATAATTCAGTTGACAAGTACGTTGACTTTTTAAAAGAAGAATTATACGACAATATTCCTAAAAACGTATATGGTAATGCAAAAGACATTGCATTAAGATATAAAGATTTGTATCAATCTAAAAGTAACGAAGAATCATATCGCTTTTTATTAAAGCATCTTTACAATCAAAGTTCTGAATTCTATTATCCAGGAACAGATTTACTTAGAATATCTGATGGTAAGTTTGAAAAGACACAAGTTATTAGGTCTGCAATTAATGGTCAAATTTTTAGCTATATCAATAAAACTATAGTTGGAAAGTCTAGTGGCGCTTTGGGTAATGTTGTTGACATTAGAAAATTCTTTGTGGGATCAATAGAAATTGCAGAAATGACACTCACACTAGTTGATGGCGTTTTTGATACGGGTGAAACTATTGAAGTATTGAATGATACTTCAATTGCAAACACCACTCTGTATGGAATGGTTACGGGGTTTACTTTAAATGATGCTGTCTCTGGATATGAAGTTGGTGATACAGTTTCAATTACTGGTAACGGAAGTGAGGCTCAAGCAATTGTAGCATCAATCAAGCAATCACCAATCACAGCACTTAAAGTAAATTCGGTTGGACATGGATATCAATTAAACACTACTGCAACCGTCAATAACTCTGGAACAGGTGGTTCCGGTTTAATCATTCGTGTTACTGGATTAGCAAACACATACACAGTAACAAGTGGAGCAAACACATATACTGTTGGTGAAGTTTCTCAGGTTTCAATTATCAATCGTGGATCCGAGTACTATAAAAAACCATCCGTTACATTAGAAGATGCAGTAATTTCATCTCTAGGTTTACTTTCTGAAAATCTAATTACAATTAGCAATGCGGGTACAAATTACGGAGTCGGAAACACTTTAATATTTACTGGTGGATCTGGTACTAACGCAGCCGGCATTATTGCGTCTGTTGTGGAAACTACAACATACGATTTGAAGTTTGAAGATGGCACCAAAATGATTGCCGAAACAGGCAAAGATATTGTCAAGAATGAGGATTGGAGTATATTAGGCGCAATTTCAAGAATCGAATTGACAAATTATGGCACAGGATATACACCAACAAGTTTACCAACAATTACTGTTTCTACGACAACAGGTTCTAGCGCAAACTTAATTGCGACAAATATTCAAGGTAAGAGTGCGAACGTTAGTATTGACGTAGCAAACAATGCGACAGGTATTGGATCGATTCGTGAAATTACAGTTAAAGATTTTGGTATCAATTACACCACAGCGACTGCAAACGTTTCTTCATATGGTGACGGTAACGCAAATTTAACTCCAATCATTTCTGGGCTTGGGATTAAAGAAGGCAACTGGATTAGTGATGATGGTAAAGTAAACTACAAAAAAATTCAAGACTCATACTACTATCAAGACTTTTCTTATGTTATTAAGAGTGGTCTAGTATTCAGCGCATACAAAGATACAGTAAAAAAATTATTACATCCGGCCGGTTTACAGGCGTTCGGTGAAATTTTATTATTCACTACTTTAGAAGTGACGCCAGATTTTGTCCTGAGAACCCAGACTTTACGTGAATATATTATTAGCATATACGATGAATTCTTAACCGATGCGAATATTGCAACTTCTCAATATCATTGGGAAGTTAAACAAAAATTGTTTGCTGATGTTACTTCACCATTATTAAATTCTAAAAAATATGTTGTCAATTTAGTTCCTGGTGGCAACAGAACAAAATCTGTAGCAAATACTTCTGCATATAATTATTTTGAAATTGTTGTCAACTCGGTTGATACGTTAGATTCAACTTTAACGGAAATTAGTGCGCCTTTACGTAAATCTGTTTTGTCCATAAAAGATACAAGTCTTCAAGATATCGCAACATTTTCTTCTAGTAAATTTACTAAATTCAGCACGAATAGCACAAATACATTTATATCTGTTTCCGACAAACTTACATATATTTTACCTGCACAAGCCAATTCTGCTACGGAAGCATATTTGGGACATAGGATGGTATATTTACTTCCGGAAACTAGTGTCTCTGCTGGATTCAGTCAAACTTTGGGACAAACTACAATTGCAGAAGTTCAGGATGAATATTTCTTTAATTATTTTCAAGAAAATGAATTTACACCGCCCGTATTGTTTACCGATGCGACCTTTGATACTTTCTATGCAACATATTCGGAAATTAGCACAAAATATGACATAATTTCACCCGGAACAGTTTCGAATGTGTCTAGTGATGCCGTATCATCTAAACTCAAATACGAACACATATTGCATGAAGATACGTCTACAAATGACACTTCTAAATACTTAGTAGAATATAGAACGTCAAGCAATGCAACATTGTCATTTGCTAATAGCGCATATGCAAGCCAAGCTAAAATTTCAGGCACGGTATCCTCAATTACAACAACATTTGCTAATGTTGTTGTTGGTGCATATGACAGTTTACCAATATCGACAATTTCTGGCCGAACGTTTAATGACGTTGCTTCTGTTGTTATAGGAAGTGGCACATCGTTCACTACAGAATTTATTCATGATGATATTTTCATTGCAGATAATCAGTATTTCATTGTAGATGGAATCGCAAACAATACATACATGACAGTAGACGTTCCGGCAACACCATCTTATTCCGGAGTTTTTGCATACAAACAGATTTCAACAATACAACTACAATCGTTTGATGGTACAAATATAACATTTGACAATCAGACTTTCACTTTCGATAAAGGATAAAAAAAATGTCTAAACTAGTTATTGGTACAGGAACAGCCATCAATGATGGTACAGGCGATCCTCTCAGAGATGGTGCTATAAAAATTAATTCTAATTTTAGTGAAATTTACACAAACTTAGGTAATAATTCATCATTGTTGTTTGCAGTTAACTATACAACGCTTCCTCTTGATAGTCAAGTATTGCAATATAGTTCTGCTACAGGAAAATTTGGATTTAGTTATAGTGGCGGTCAAGGCAATACAGGACCAACTGGCGCCACGGGACCAACAGGAAATACTGGGCCACAAGGGATACAAGGAATACAAGGGATACAAGGAATACAAGGACCCACAGGAAATACTGGGGCACAAGGACCCACAGGAAATACTGGTCCTGCTGGTGCTGGAAGTGGTGACGTAGTTAGTGCTGGTGGTGCATACGTTGATAATTCTATTGTAAGATACGACGGAACTTCTGGCACTACTATACAAAAAAGTTTAGTGACAATTACTGATAATGGTGCAATTACAGCGCCACTTGCAAGTAGTATTATTTCATTTAATTGGGCAAATACATCCGTATTTCCGAGTGCCGCAACTTATCAGGGTGCAATTGCTTACAGTAATACTACTGGTTATATGTATTTTGCAGATTCAAGTGCATGGGTTCAACTTGCCAAATATACTGATATAACTTCTGGACCAGCAGGACCGACAGGAAATACAGGAGCCACTGGCGCTACGGGTGCAACAGGAAATACTGGTCCTACTGGCGCTACAGGTGCAACTGGATCACAAGGAATACAAGGAATACAAGGAATACAAGGAGCCACAGGAAATACTGGTCCTACTGGCGCTACAGGTGCAACAGGGCCAGCAGGAGCCAATGGTGCTACAACATTTGCCGCCCTCACCGATAATGCTAGTCTTACAGTAGATAAATTTTATCTGCCTGCTATTACAAGATTAGCAGTTACTGCAAGTGGTTCATCGGCATATTTGTTCGATCAATACTCAGGACCCAACCCGACTATATATGCTATCAGCGGCACTACTATAGCATTTGATCTGGGCACTGGTGCTTTGAGTAGTCATCCATTTTTGATTAGATATTCTGGCGCAAACTATGACACGGGATTAACACACGTAACTAGTGCAGGAGTAGTCACAACGGGATCGGCGGCTCAAGGTAAAACTTCAGGTACATTGTATTGGAAAGTTCCAGCAAACATAAATGGTAGTTATGGCTATCTTTGTTCTAATCACGGAAGCATGATAGGCGTAATTAGCATTAAAGATATATCTGCTATCTAACAACATGACAATTAATGTTGACTTTACTTACAACCACAGGAGAATACAATTCGACTGTGACAATACAGGGACCGTGCGGTGTAATACTGATAAAGGATTTGGTTTGGGTGCCGAAGGACAGAATGGATTTGTTGGAAATATATTATTGGGAATCGTGGGCGGTACTACAAGGAGCGTATCATTGCTGTTTTTCAATTCCTGGTAAAGTTACGCTGTTGCCACCAAATTAGCCAAGGTGTTAAGTGTGCCAACATCATAACGAACCACATTGCAGGCATTTGCCAATCGTGTCCGCAAATTGCACTAGGAATAGAGAGGCTATAAATAAATCCTATAAAGAATAGGATCGATGGAGATAATGTTAAGAAGGTATAGATGATTTTCATAGAATTATTTAGCATACTAATATTAAAGATATCAGCCACAATTTAACGTAAAATCAAAAAAACTTTGTATAAATAAGTAAAAGAAAAACAAACAGTATCCAACAAAATAATCAAAGGAGCTAACAAATGGCATCAATAGTAACAAGTAAGTTCAGAATTCATAATGCACAGCAATTCTATGAATCTTTTTCAGAAGCGGCAAATACGATTATGTATTTGTTTGTCGGTAAAAATACCGCATTCGCAAACGACAACTCTCCTCCAACTCCAATAAATTCGACAGCTAATATCGAATATACTCCATGGCGTGATATGTATGGCGTAAAACGCATTCAAAGTGCTGACGTAACACATGCAGTTCCACGTTATGATTGGACAAGCGGCACAGTTTATACTGCATATGATGATACAAGTACAAGTCTTTTAACAGACACATTCTACGTTATGACAGAAGATTATAACGTTTACAAGTGTTTATTCAATAATGCCAGTGCGGCATCAACAACAAAGCCGACAGGAACAAGTTCTGCTAGATTTACAACAGCAGACGGATACATTTGGAAATTCATGTATACAGTTTCTACTGCTAAAGCACTTAAATTTTTGACTAGCGACTACATGCCAATTCAGACATTAGCATCTGATGATGGAACAACTCAATGGAGTGTTCAGAGTGCCGCAGTTGATGGTGGGATTGAAGTCATCAAGGTTACTTCTGGTGGTTCTGGATATGCTACTGCCCCCTCAGTTACAATTGTTGGTGACGGAACTGGCGCTACTGCAAATGCAACAATTACCGCTAACGTAGTTACAGCAGTTACAATCACAGCGGCCGGTACTGGATACACTAAAGCAAGTGTGTCTTTTGCTTCTGGTGCGGCTGCGGCTACAGCAATTATCTCTCCACGTTATGGTCATGGCGCTGATCCTATTGAAGAGTTGGGCGCAAAATATATTATGATTAACGTTCGTTTAGATGGTAGCGAATCCAATACAATTTCTACAGCTAACGAATTCCGTCAAGTTGGTATTGTTCGTGATCCATATTTGTTTGGCACCACAACAAGAGCAAGTGCATCTTCTTACAGACAAACATTTAAATATCAATTGTCCGGAATTTCTGGTACATTCTCATTAGATGAGCCTGTTTCATCAGGATCAAATACTTCTAATGTTGTTGAGTGGGATACACCAAACTTATATGTGATTAAACCAATAAATCAAAACTTTGCTAATGGAGCAACAATTACTGGCGCAACATCTACAGCAACTGGTACGATTGCCGCAATCACAACTCCAGGTTTGCAACCATATACAGGTGACATTCTCTATGTTGAGAATAGAGTACCTATCTCTAGAGCGGCAGACCAGATCGAAGACGTAAAACTTATCATCCAGTTCTAAACAAACGAAGAAATATAAATGGCTAATCCAGGTGGTGTAGACTTTAATACGAGTCCGTATTATGATGATTTTGATGAAGATAAAAAGTTTGTACGTGTTCTCTACAGACCTGGACGTGCTGTTCAGGCTAGAGAATTAACACAAGCACAAACTATTCAGCAAACTCAGACAAAGCGTTTTGCGGAATTCTTTTTCAAGCAAGGCGCTATTGTTGAAGGTTGTGAACAAAATTTAGATTTAGGTTTAAATTTTGTAAAATTACAAAATACATATAATGGTAGTGAAGCAAATGTTGCCGCATTTAACGGTAGCATTGTTTACGGCGCAAATAGCGGTATCAAAGCGTATTGCGGAATAGTAACCGACTTAGAAGGTACTGATCCAAAAACGCTTTTTATCAATTACGCAACAAACGGAACTCAAGTTCTTACTGTAAATAATGCTCCTACAACTTTAGTTCCGGGAAATAAAATTACATTTTCTACTGGAAATACTGCAACAATTGAAGCGGCTTATATTGATCCAATTACGGGAACAAATAAAATATTTGTTTCTAACGTATCAGGAACATTGACTACAACAACTGCAAATACAGTAACAAGCACTAGTTCAACTCTTGTTGTTAATGTTACGAACATCACAAACTATACGTCTAATACTGCGTTTGCAAATTCGGAGACAATCTTTACTGCAAACACTTCAACTAGAGCATATGCTAATGCGGCCTCTACAAATGCTATTCGTAATGTTGTAGATGAAGGCTTAGAAACAGAAACCATTTATTACTATGGTTCAAAAATAACTGTTTCTAATGGTATCATTTGGATGGCAGATCATTTTGTCAATCATACAAATCAAACAATTCTTCTTGACAAATATTCTAATGTTCCATCATATAAAATTGGTTTAGTTCCTACAAAATCTTTTGTCGATTACATTGCAGACAACTCATTAGTTGATAATGCACAAGGAACACCAAATTATCAAGCACCTGGTGCGGATAGATTTAAAATTGATTCTGTTCTAACAAAAGTTGCATTAGGTGCAACTACAGATGAAAACGAATTCATCACAGTAACAGAAATTGAAGACGGCATTACAAGAAGGCGCAAAGTCACTACTGTAGATAGTAATCTTGAAGATGTAATGGCAAAGAGAACAAATGAAGAATCTGGAAACTATACGATTTCTGATCCTATTGTTACTGTTCGTGAGCATCTATCAAATGGTAGCAATGGTGGTAGATACACTTCTGGTCAAGGCGGAAACAATAATATTTTATTAGTTGAAGTTGATCCTTTTACGTCATATACTTCTGGATACCGAAATGAAATTATTGCAAAAACTCCAATTGATGTTCAAAAGGGTTTAGCAACAAACTATGTTGACCAAACTAAAACTCAAATTAACTACGGACAATATATTCTTGTCAATGAATTAGTTGGTGCTTGGGATGTTATGGAAACAACTCAAGTTGACCTATATGATGCGGCACAGCAAGTAGTTACAAATGCAACTCATTCTACCGCAACAGTATCTGGAAATAAGATTGGTACCGCTAGAGTACGTTCTGTAGAATACGTTAGTGGTTCAAAAGGTCAACCTGACGCAAGATATTATTTGTATCTGTATGAAATTACAATGAATTCTGGCCAGAATTTTAAAGATGTTCGTTCAGTATATGACTCGGCAACACCAAAACGTTTTGCTGACATTGCAGATGTGACTCCATATGGAGCCGTGTTGCAAGAAACTGGTTTTAACTCAATGCTATTTAAATTGCCATATCAGGCAATTAAAACTATTCGTTCTGATGCTGGTAACGTTGAAACTGCATTTAGATTCAAAAAGAAATTTACTGTTTCATTCACATCTGGTGTATCGACTATTGCAACAGACGTAGTGACAGAAACTTTCGTTGGTACTGGAACATTAAACTCCACACAGAAAAATGACTACTACATGGTTGTAGTTAACAATGCTGGTGCTAACGTAGAAACTTCTGCGTTGACTGGTACTGTTACTGTGGGTGCGGCATCTAATACTGTAACAGGTAGCGGAACGTCTTTCACAACGCAAGTTAGCATTGGCGATTTCATAAAGATTAATAGTTTAACGAAACAGATTGCATCTATTACAAATGCAACATCATTAACTCTCACTAGCACACATGCAACTGGTGCGACAGCTAATACATTCACAAAAGTTCTTCCAACAGGAACTGTATTAGCATTAGGCACAAATGGTGGCAAAGGAAGCACACGTACTGTTACTGTTTCTTCTCCGGGTACTGCATCAATTGATTTGCAAGAAAACGCAACTTTCACCGCAGACATTATTGTTTCGATGGATCGTGCTAATGCAAAAGAAAAGATTAAAACTCTCAACTATGCAACTCAAGCAAATATCAATCCTAATACTCACATATCTGGACTAGCAGGTCCATTTGGACTTGGATACGGTGATGTCTATCAGTTAAGATCAGTTTATCAGTCCTCATCATTTGCAACTGCCGCAACAACATCCAATACAAATGTTACTGCACATTTCACATTAGACACCGGTCAACGTGATTATGCATATGAGCATGGAACTATCACTCCAGTTACTGGATTTACTCCTACCGGAAGATTGTTAGCAGTCTTTGATAATTTTACACATGATACATCACAAGGTGTTGGATATCTATCGGTAGATTCATATCCAGTTAATGACACAACAACATCTAATACCACAATCACAACAGCACAAATTCCAATCTTTACAAGTCCTACGACAAAGACTGCATATAATTTGCGTGACTGTATTGACTTTAGATCAATCAAAACTGCTAATACATCACTAAATGCAATTGATGATGGTACATATCAAGTTCCAACATATGGACTTCGTATTCCACAATCTGGTTCAGATTTTGATGCTGATTTGGTTTACTACAAAGGTAGAATTTCTAAAGTTTATATCAACAACCGTGGTGTGTTTGGTATCAATGATGGTGTTCCACCTAGCGCAGGAAATCAAAAAGCAGAATCGCCTCCAACAAAACCAGATACGTTAGAAATTGCTGAGTTGACAATTCCTCCGTATCCTTCAAATCCAATTGATGTTAAAATCAAATTGCTGAAGAATAAACGTTTCACTATGCGTGACGTTGCTAAACTTAATGACAGAGTTGAAAAGTTAGAATATTTTACTGCATTAAACTTTTTAGAGAAGCAAGCAACAGACACCACGCAATTAGATGACAATGGATTTGATAGATTCAAAAATGGTATTATTGTAGATCCATTCTCTGGATTTGCAGTCAGCAATCCAGTAAGTACTGATTGGGCTTCGGCTATTGATAGAACAAATAGATTTGCTACTGCATTGCAGGACAATGCAAATACTTCCGGTATGAGATACAATGGAACTCTATCAGAAACTGCAAACACTACTGGTAATAAAATTATGCTTCCATATACGGAAGTTGAAGCGCCAGGATTAAAACAACCATATGCATCAGCACAACTTCGTTTAGCTGAAGAATTAAACTTCGTCTGGAAAGGCGAATTAACTGCTGTTCCATTCGTAGACAATTTCTTTGAAACTACAAATGACACAAGCAAAGCGATTGTTTACAATGACACTGGTGATGCAGACAACTGGAAAGCATTAATCAATGCTTGGAATTCTGAAGTTGCGCCTTTGAATGTTCACTGGATTGGTAATAGTTTACAAACAAATATTGATCGTTCAACTGCACAAACTGCACAACAGGGAAACTTTAATGTTACTACAGCAATTCAAAATACAACACAAATTGCATACAATCAATTAGCATCTGGTTCATCTGCAACATCATCTAAACAAGATGTTGCATTCGATAGAGTTGTTAAGGTTGAGACTGCACTATGGATGCGTAGAAGAGAATTTGCAATTCATGCAACAGGTTTGAAAAATAATGCAAGACTTTATGCATTCTTTGATGGTGTAGACGTAACAGCAAATTGTTATCAAATTCAATTGTTAGGTACTACTACATTTCAACAATTGAATTCAAAATATGATAACAATGGATATTTAACCGAAGAAGGCACAAGTTGGAGTGCAATTGCTGATGGTGCAACTCAACCATTAATCGTTAAAAATAATCAAATTCATTTGGTGTTTGAAGTTCCATATAGAACATTCTATGTTGGTCAGAGAGAGTTTTTAGTTACAGACAGCCCAACAAACTCTTCCGGAACAACATTAACGGCTGCCAGAAACACAATTTTTGCACAAGGTATTCAACAGTCTACAGGTTCTGTTACAATTAATTCTCGCCCATATAATGTGACATTTAATGACCAGACAAACATTACGCTATTGGGTAGAAGAACAATCTCTCAAGAACGTGTTGAAATTGGACGTGCAGTTGTTCCTCCTCCAGCAAATCAATGGCCTGGAGTTGATCCATTGTCACAGAGTTTCTATGTTGATCCACAAACCTATCCAAAAGGTTTCTATGCAACATCTATAGACTTATACTTCAGAACTAAATCTAAAGATGATAACAGAAATGTTAGAGTTGAAATTAGAGAAGTTGATAACGGATATCCATCTCCAAAATTTGTTGGTATAGGTGATGAAGCTGTTGTGAATAATAGGAACATTAATATTAGTACTGACGCAACCACGGCAACAAAATTCACATTCAAGAATCCTATCTTTCTTGCTTCGGGTAATGACTATGCGTTCACTATGCGTCCAGAAAACAATGACGCAGACTATGCAGTTTGGGTTGCAGAGTTGGGTTCAATTGACGTTACTAATCCTGATAAGAATACAAGAATTGAATCCGCATATAATAGCGGAGTATTATTCTCATCATCTAATGACAGAACACATACTGCTAGACAAAACTTAGACGTTAAATTCACAATGAGAGTTGCTGAATTCACAACATCTAGTAAAGTTGCATATTGGGCAAACATTCCAATTTCAAATGCATTCCAGTATGATGTATTAACTCCTATTATTGGAGATCAAGTTTTACCAGGAACTAATATCACATACGATATTAAAACTACCGATAGCGCATATGCAGTTGATGGCTCATATACAACAATTAAAAACTATGAGAAGTTGATAAATCGTTCTAGAAAACAAATTTCTGCAAATACTGCTGAAGATACAAATTCATTTAAGTCTTTACAGTTAAGAGCAACATTGTCAACTAATGATAAGTATATTAGTCCATACATTGACAATGAAAACATTTTGTTCAATTTCTCAAAGAACATTATTAACAATGACTACTATACACCAATTACTGGCACAATAAGATATACTACAGATACAGCGGTTGTTGGTGTTGGTACTGATTTCTCTAACACAGTATTTGCTGGTGAGTATGCAGACTTTGGTACTGAATACCGAAGAGTTGCAAGTGTTACGAATGCTACATATCTAACTGTGACTAGCGCATTCACAACATCCAATGCTGTGGCTCAAACAATGTCAACTAGAAATGAAGAGCATCCAACTGGACCTTATTCATCACAATCTAGATACATTACAAAAGTTGTTACCTTGAATGATGGATTTGAAGCATCCGATATGGTAGTTTACTTAGATGTAAACAGACCACCAGGAACATCAATTAAAATTTACACTAAAGTTTTAAACGAAAATGACTCGGATAGCTTTGATGATAAATTCTATACACCTTTAGAATTGTCTGGTACAGAAACATTTACATTGGATCAAACAGATTTTAAAGAAGAAAAATATGCTATTCCAACAAGCATCAAAACTGGCGGTTCAACAATGCTTACTGGTAATGTTGCAATATCTAACGTATCAACAACAGTTACTGGAACATCAACTAGATTCACGGAAGATTTGAAGATTGGTGATACAATTGCTGTTGGTGTTACTAGAGTAAATAGAGTTGTCACTACGATTGCAAATAACATTTCGTTGACTGTAGATAGTGCATTCTCAACAGTTTCATCTGGACAAGATATATTCAAAGTGCTAAATAACTCAATTGCATATACGACCCCCGACGGAAGAACATTCCAAGGATACAAATATTTTGCAATAAAGGTTGTATTTCTTTCAAGCAATCCAAATTATGCTCCGAAAATTAAAAACTTAAGAGGAATTGCATTGGCATGATATCATCAAAAAATAAAGTTCCTATTATTGAACCGGTACGAGGTTTTACAGAAAGAGACATACACTCTAAAGCTATATTAAATACTGATATGGATTCGCTTTTGAAGTATAAAATTCAAAAGAGAAAATTTACAGATATAAATAAGGGTGCAGAAGAGTTAAGTCAAATCCGAAATGAGGTTCATCTTATGAAAACGGAATTAAGCGATATCAAGCGCATGTTGTTGCAAATAACGAATGAGAGTAGATAAAAATGCCATTAATAAATCAAGTACAATTAGGAAATACGTTTAACGAGTTTAGATCAACCGTTAACGATATTAGCAATACTATTAATTCCGGATTAAGCATTACCGGTGATTCTGGTTCGGACTCAATTTCTGTTGGTGGTGAAACATTAGCAATTCAAGGTGCTACTGGAATTACTACAGTCGTTGCAAATAATGTTCTTTCCATATCTAGCGTAGCTTCTGCTAATATGCAATATCAAAGAATGATATTGACTACTGTAGAAGACTCGGAAACAGCAAATAGTGGAAGTTTACGCACGTATGGTGGCGCCGCAATCGGCAAAAAACTTTGGGTTGGCTCTGACATATATATTGGTGGTAGTGCGAATATTGCAGGCGACCTTATTATTCAAGGTAACACCGTCACATTAAATACACAATCATTTGACATTGAAGATAGCATTATATATTTAAATGCAAACAATACAGTAACAAATCCAGATATCGGGCTTGCCGCAAACTACAATGATGGTACATACAAACATACTGGTATTTTTAGAGATGCTTCTGAAGATCGTTGGAAAGTATTTAAAGGTTATACTCCAGAACCAACACATCCGATTGATACAGCTAATGCATCGTTTCAACTTTCGGATTTTCAAGCGGCCACATTTTTTGGAAACGCATCATACATAACAACAGAAACTGCAAATACAATTGTTGCAAATAATAATATCTCTATTGGAACAACGTTAACGCCAGGAGGAACCGGTGTTAAATTTGTTGTTTTAAATGCATCTGGCGGTGGTTCACAATGGGCTTATGGAACAAGTGGCGGTGGTAGAGTTTCTGCACTTTCGGGTGGCGGGTTAGCGTTGAGTACATATACTGGCACAGTTGGTTCTGAATCTTATATTGAACGTGCCATACTATCAAGTAATGGTAATATGGTGATTGGCACAAATGCTGATACGGTTAAATCAAAGTTACATATTTTAATGACTAGTGATAGTGCAAATACATCATCTGGTCTACACATACAGACTCCTAATAGTGCAGGCGGAGATTCAACACCAACATATGGCGCATACATTGATGCAGGTCAATCGTTTGCAAGTTCAAACTCTGTATATGGCGTATACTCTGTAGCCGCATCGTCTGGTGGATTGAATTCATTTGCACTATATGGTCGTGCAACAGCAAATACAAATGGTGCTGGTTCTATTGGTGTTTATGCTGAAGCAACTGGTGCATCTAGTGCAACAGGCGCATTGCCATCATACACAGGAAATTTACTTTCTGGTACGAGTATGCCAATTGGTATATACAGTAAAGTAATTTCAACCGGTTCGACAAACACAAATACTACAGCCGCTGGTGTATTTGAAAATACTTCAGCATATGGTGCAACATCTTATGGTATTTACATTAAGACTGCATCTGGTCCTACTACAGTAACTCCATTGACAATCGCTCATGCGGGAACAGTTGTTGCTTATGTTGATTCGTCTGGATTTTGGACAGGTAGCATCAAAGCAAAAATTCAACGTGACTCTGTTACAGCAGTTTCTGCAAGCGGCGCAACTAACATTGATTTGTCTTTAGGTAACGCATTCGTAGTGACAATGAATGGAACAGCGACATTCTCCTTTATCAATCCTCCATCGGGAACTGATATTACATCATTTACTATTATCACAGTTAACTCTGCTGGTGGATATGCAATTTCATGGCCAGGTTCAGTAACTTGGTCGGGTGGTGCGACTCCAACAAGAACAACAACATCAGCAAAACAAGACGCATACACTTTCTTTACTAGAGATGGTGGTACTACATACGTAGGATCACTTGCAATCACCAACTATTAATGATATAATAAAACTATGAAAATATCTGGACTATTAAGAAGAGAACGAACAAACGCAGTTGTCAAAGAGACAGTTACGTTTAATGCGCCAGGGACTTATTATCCCCCATACGGAAAAACTAATTTTTCGTTACAAGGACGGTCTACTGCTGGTAATCCAACAACAACAAATCCAACCACTAGTAATCCTACAGTACCAGGAAATCCAATACCAGGAAATCCCGTTCCTGTGGCTGGTTATTTTGTGTTACAGGGTTTTAGTTTTGTTATTACATATCAAATAATTACTGATTGGACTGCATCCACATTTCCTGGCCGAGGCGGGTTTTACGGCACTTTTTGGGCAGGCACTCCTGAGGCATACTTTAATTATTATACTAGTGATGGACAAGGCACATGGAGTATGGTAAACTATTGGTCTGGAGGAAGTCAAGGCTCAGTACAGTCCTATGGATATTATGTTCCTGGTTTCACATACGCTAATCCCACAAACTACAATCCAACAACACCAGGAAATACTGTTCCGGGAAACACTATTCCAGGAAATGCAGGACCATCGTATGTTGTATTGGGTGTCCCATTGCCAGGCGGTGCTGGCGCTTCTAATGCTCCCGTTGTTGGACCAGTGGCAGTTAGTGTTGACTACAGCACAGTTGGTATATCAATTTCTGTTCCTCCAGGGGGATACGTGTCGCTTATTAATGCATAATAAATAAATTGCATTTGGGTTTTATTATTTAAAAAAAGGAATTAATTATGAGTCATATTTTACATAACTTTGGTCCTAGAGCCGTTGCGGCAATGACAATACAAGAGATATATCAGCCCTTAGAGGAACTGATTGTGTGGTCAGACGGATTTACTGAAGAAGAAGTTCGTGATATTATAAGTTTGGGTGAAATGGCAGAATTTCAAAAAGGTGTTGTTGGATCCGACTCAGCACCAACAACAGACCTTGATGTTAGAGATACTGATATTTCTTGGATTAACCCATCAGAACAATCGGAGTGGTTATATCGAAGACTTCAACATATTGTGTCTAAAATCAATCACGACAAATATCAATTTGATTTAGATACGCTTGATGTTCTTCAATATGCAAAATATAAAGACGACCAATTTTATAATTGGCATACAGATTCTGGACCATCATTATCATTTCATAGAAAGTTATCTATAGTTGTGGGATTAAGTGATCCTAGTGAATATGAGGGTGGAGAATTTATCATTAATATAGGCGGAAATCCTGAAACGGCACAAACTATTAAATTAAAACCTGGAATTATACTAGTTTTTCCGTCTTGGGTTCCACATAAAGTAAATCCAGTAACTTCAGGAGAAAGAATTAGCCTAGTAACTTGGGTTAGGGGCCCTAAATTTAAATGAGTTTAATTTCAATATTTAAAACTCCAGTAATAGAGTTTTTATGTGATGAAAGATATTTTAAAGTAATACCAGAACCTAAACCATCAGCAAAAACCATTCCCGAATGGTATAAAAAAATTCCTCCGTTTGCAAAAGGTGAACGAGATGGTAAAGGTGGTCCTGGTATGACTGCGAAAAAATGTATTCCAATGATTGACGCTATGTCAATTGGGTATACAATACCATTCTTTATAGATCAGTATGTACATGTCGATAGAAACTGCAATGTTGATCCAGGTCCAACAATGGCTGATTTTGGTCTCGGCATAGAGTTTCATAACTCGGCTCAAGTCTCTGATAAAGATGGCAACGCACCATTTAAATCTAAACCAATAAAATTTGTAAATCCTTGGGTGGTTAAAACTTCTCCTGGATGGTCAACTCTTTTCATACCTTGCTTAAATACTCTTGAAGATAGATTTCAATTATTGGGTGGATTGGTAGATACTGATAAATATGTTCGACAAGTTAATTTTCCTGGAAGATGGATTATGCCATACTATGAAGGATATGTTCGTGCTGGCACCCCAATGATGACTGCGATTCCAATTAAACGCAGTATGCTTGACATTAAACATAATGTTAGATCGTTAAATAGCGATGAGCAAAAATATATTGACATTCTAACAAAAAGTCAACTTACCCGTGACAATGTTTATGAAAATGAATTAAGGGAAAAAAGATAAATGTTTAATAAAATTCGTAATTATATAAGTGAAATGGTCACAGAAGAGCCGATAATTAGGTTTGCATCTTTCAATACACACCCATACGTTAGTGACATAACTAATATTAAATTAGCAAAAGATGTGATTCCAGATTTTGTCAAAGCACAAAAAGGCAGACCTTCAAGTGAAAAATTTTTAAATTGTCCCGGAATGGCAGATTTTGTACGAGCAGGTTATATTATTCCTGCTTGGACTGATTTTGAAATTAAATCAAATCGATCTGGAACTCACGTTAAAACACTTGCTAATTTTGAGTCCGGACAAATTTCATGGTTAAATTATAAATTGGTTGATGGTTTGGTTCCCATAAATGGTGTTCCGGGTGCAGTAAATAAAGTCCCATGCCCTTGGGGACTTTTTACAAAAAAAGGTTGGTCTGCATATGTAATGCCGGCATATTATCATAGTCCATTTTTAAAAGACTTGTATATGTATCCAGGAATTATAGATCACGATAAATTTTGTCAAATGAATTGGCTTTTTACTGCAATCCATGAGTGTCATATTCATATTCCAGCTGGAACTCCACTATTGCAAATAATTCCTTTTAAAAGAGAAATTATTACAGGAAAATCAATGAAGGGTACGGAACACGATATAGATTTTCATAAATATGGATACCCTACCAAATGGCGTTCTGCATACAGACGACTATTTCAACAGAAAAAAGAATTTAAACTGGAGACACAAAAATGACAACATTTTATTGCATAGATAAAGACGCAAAAGTAGTATTATCATCAGGACCATTACCTCCCACATGGGGAACTATTTCCGGCATAGATGTATTAGATGATGCACATAGAAAAGATATGTCTTGGGCTGGATATCCAACTCACGCATTTTTAACTCAATCCGAAGCACTTGCATCTGGCATTACGCAGAGTCAATTGGATACTGCAAATGCATCATACAGAAAATCAATTGTTCCAAATTCAATTACTATGCGTCAAGCCAGATTAACATTCTTAAGTGCGGGAATTCTAACGACATTAGAAT